TGTTCAGACCAGGTTCAGAGCTGATGCCCCTGTTTATGCAGGGGCGTGTCCTGCTGGAGCCTGAGCCGGAGCGTTATTCATCTTTCGCCAGTGGTGCCGTTCCGGCGGCATCACAACCGCTGGCGGATGATCCTGCCGTTCGGGCCGTGTTCCGCAATGAGGCAGTGATCCGTCGTGCTGGTGGCGTGGAATGTCTTGAAAGCTGGTTACTTCGTGAAAAAGGCTGCCAGTGGCCTCATTCCGACTGGCACAGCGAGAACATGACCACAATGCGACACGCTCCGGGTGCAATCCGTCTGTGCTGGCACTGCGATAATCAGCTGCGCGATCAGTTCACGGAACGGCTGGAATCAATGGCAACGGATAACTGTGCCCGCTGGGTGTTGTCTGTTGTGCGTCGGGATCTCGGTTTTGATGACAGTCACGTTGTGACAATGCCGGAACTGTGCTGGTGGCTGATTCGTAATGATCTGGCGGATGCCTTACCGGAAAGTGCAGCCCGTAAGGCCCTGAGATTACCGAAGCCTGTTGTGCCGTCTGTCACCCGGGAAAGTGACCTTGTGCCTTCGGTTACTGCCACCAGCATCATCCAGGATAAGGCGAAAAAGGTGCTGGCGCTGAAAGTGGATCCGGAGTCGCCGGAGTCTTTTATGTTACGCCCAAAACGTCGTCGCTGGGTTAATGAAAAGTACACGCGCTGGGTTAAGACGCAGCCGTGTGCATGTTGTGGTAAGCCAGCCGACGATCCTCATCACCTGATTGGTCATGGTCAGGGTGGAATGGGTACAAAAGCGCATGACCTTTTTGTGTTGCCTTTGTGCAGAAAACACCATGACGAACTGCATGCGGATACCGTGGCATTTGAAGAGAAGTATGGTTCCCAACTGGAGCTGATATTTCGTTTTATCGATCGTGCGCTGGCAATTGGCGTGCTGGCCTGATTTTGTGGAGAAAGTTGATGCGTGATATTCAAATGGTTCTGGATCGTTGGGGAGCATGGGCGGCGAGTGATAGTTCAGGAGTAGACTATTCTCCTATAGCTGCTGGGTTTAAAGGGCTTCTTCCCTATACAAGCAAAACACGTCAGGCTTGTTCAGATAGTGATGCATTAATTATTGAAGGTTGTCTTGCTCTTCTTAAAAAGCGAAAACCGTACGAGCATTCTTTGATTGTGGCCCATTACCTGTATGGCATCTCGAAAAGAAAGCTTGCAAGAGCTCGCAAAAAAGATGAGAAATTGATACGTATAGAGATACAGATGGCTGAAGGGTTTATTGATGGATGCCTTTCAATGCTGGATGTTAAACTTGAAATGGAGTAGAAAAAAGGGCATTTCTGCCCTTTTTAAATGTGGGGGAGTATCCAGTTTACTTTTCTCCATGTAAAGGCAAAAGTTATTACTGAAATGATAAGAAGAGATAAAGATTCGATAATTAAAATAAATTCTATTTTTTCTCCATGTAACAATGTCTTTTCATTGGCAAACATTGCTATCAAAGCAATAACGCATGCCGTAATTAAAGATGCACCTGCGGTTAATAGATTTACAATAATAACTTGAAGTATGTTGTTGTTTTTTAATGCTTTTATTATTCCATTTGAGTTTTCGCTAGCAGCACTAAAAATTGATATTGTGGCTAAAATAAAACCAAATAAAATACCGGATACAGTTGAAATAACCCCGGAGGCTGTAAGTATGTCAGCATGCCCCATCTGAGGGATATACCTCAGTAGGAACAAGGTGCAAAAAACACTTACAATCAGGTTTCTTAAGTATTTCAATAACATATCCTATACCTTCTTTTTGCTGATATCGTATTGCTTAAGGTATTCATTGTTATCAATTTTAGCAGAAATCATGGCTTGCAGAACATCACTATCAGTGCCATAACCATTAACGGTATATATGTTTTTTTCTGAAATGAGTACCTGATCAAGAAGACTTTGTTCAACGGTATTTTTGGGCTGTGTTACTGCCGCTTTTTTTACAATTCCCGGCATTTTTTCAAGGAGTTCTTTAATACCATCCTTAACGAGATCTGATAAATAACCTTTGACTTTTACTCTCCCTGATGCACGTCCCCTTAGATTTAACTTGAGACGTGTTCCACCCAGCCCTACCATCATATTTACCAGTTCCTTAGAAAATGAACTATTTAGCTGGTAATTTGTTGCATCAAAGTTCCTGGGAGCAGCCAGGACAATATCACAACTTCTCAAAGTACTTCCTGTTTCAAGTAGCTCTTTGACGCTCTCTTTTTTCCAGATGGCTTGGAATGAAAAGTTATTTCCAGGATTACCACTCTGGCTGTAAAGCAGATAAGCTAAATCCGATTCTTTCGGCCCAAGATGATTTTGAGTTAATATTAAAATATCACTATCGTAATAATATAAAAAATAGGTTCTTTCGACTATGTATTTTTTATCATCTAGTGGTATGTTGTGCTCATTCCAGTGTTCATCACCAATATAAGGAAGGAGATACTCTTCTCGTGAGCATGACATGTAGCCGAAGAAATATTTAGCTTTTGTATCTTTATTTATAAAAGCTATTTTTAACTTTTTATTTCTATAGATGGTATCAAAATGATTATTCGTAACGGTTACGCAAGTATTATACAGATTTTCAATTGCTTGCTTAGCAACTGAATGGCTGCGGATAGTCCCAGAACTGCTGGTGTAAAAACCAATTTTAAGTTTTTTTTGTTTCTTTGATTGCGCAATAGTAGCCATGTTAAACCTTAGTATACTAATAATTTCTTATGGATCTTATTTTTTATATGGCTTTAATTTAGCAAAAAAAATTACCGCGGTCCGCAAATTTTATCTTAATCTGTTAAGAGTGGTTACTTCGCCACACAACTTAACCCCGCCACTGAGCGGGTTTTTTGTACCTGTAAACTTGGTGCAGTACAGTAAACACGCTGGTGGTCGTGAATACTGACTTTTTATCTTGCTGGCTTTTTAGACAAGAGTTATTGGTATGTCATGTTAACCAGAAGGGAAAAAGACATGCTAAAACAGCAAGATATGACCGAAACCGCCAGAGTGGTGTTTAATGAATTGAGCGTCACCGAACCGGCGACTGTCGGGGAAATTGCGCAGAATACTTACCTTTCACGTGAACGCTGCCAGTTAATACTGACTCAGCTTGTTATGGCGGGTCTGGCAGATTATCAGTTCGGTTGTTACAGACGCCTTCAGCCCTGAAGGCTTTTTTATTTGTGGTAATGGGCGGCTGGTGGGTGTTAGCGGCACCTGCCAGCCATCTGCTCATGCGTTGGGGTCACAAGCAAACCTCAGGCCCATCTGCTTTGCGCAAAAGCAGAATGAGCCTATCAGAGACAGGCTTAATGATCCATGCTTAATACTGTAAAAATATCCAGTTGTGAGTTAATCAACGCCGACTGCCTGGAATTTATCCGGTCGTTACCCGAAAATTCTGTTGACCTGATAGTCACGGACCCGCCGTACTTTAAAGTGAAGCCCGAGGGCTGGGATAACCAGTGGAAGGGCGACGATGATTACCTGAAGTGGCTGGACCAGTGTCTGGCGCAGTTCTGGCGGGTGCTGAAACCTGCCGGAAGTCTTTACCTGTTCTGTGGTCATCGCCTGGCATCTGATATCGAAATCATGATGCGTGAACGCTTCAGTGTGCTGAACCATATTATCTGGGCGAAGCCGTCCGGACGCTGGAACGGATGCAACAAGGAAAGCCTGCGGGCGTATTTCCCCGCCACAGAGCGCATTCTGTTCGCGGAACATTATCAGGGGCCGTATCGTCCGAAAGATGCCGGGTATGAGGCGAAGGGCAGGGCACTGAAACAGCATGTGATGGCCCCGCTGATTGCTTACTTTCGTGATGCGCGCGCTGCCCTGGGGATAACGGCAAAACAGATTGCAGATGCCACAGGAAAGAAAAACATGGTGCCGCACTGGTTCAGTGCCAGTCAGTGGCAGCTACCGAACGAAAGCGATTATCTGAAATTACAGTCGCTGTTTGCCCGGGTGGCAGAAGAGAAACATCAGCGCGGTGAACTGGAAAAGCCCCACCACCAGCTGGTGGATACGTATACGTCACTGAACCGGCAGTATGTGGAGCTGCAGAGTGAATATAAGCATCTGCGGCGGTATTTTGGTGTGACGGCGCAGGTGCCGTACACGGATGTGTGGACACATAAACCGGTGCAGTTCTATCCCGGGAAACATCCGTGCGAAAAACCGGCAGAAATGCTGCAGCAGATAATCAGCGCAAGCAGTCGTCCGGGAGACCTGGTTGCAGATTTTTTTATGGGCTCAGGTTCAACGGTAAAAGCTGCACTGGCGCTCGGGCGTCGTGCGATTGGCGTTGAACTGGAGACCGGACGTTTTGAGCAGACAGTCAGGGAAGTTCAGGATTTAATCGTTTGAAACGGATGAGATTGCAGAATTAATTACGCACCATTATTATTCTGCTCCCGGCCCTTTAGCTCAGTGGTGAGAGCGAGCGACTCATAATCGCCAGGTCGCTGGTTCAAATCCAGCAAGGGCCACCATCACATACCGCCATTAGCTCATCAGGAAAGAGCGCCAGCCTTCGAAGCTGGTTGCGCGGGGTTCAAGTCCCCGATGGCGGTCCATTATCTGCATCATGCGTTGTTAGCTCAGCCGGACAGAGCAATTGCCTTCTAAGCAATCGGTCACTGGTTCGAATCCAGTACAACGCGCCACACTTATTTTCCCTGGCTCGCTTTTGTGGGCCTTTTTTTTAAATGTCTCACAATTCAGGCGGTTGACTGTTGTCTGGTTTGCGGGGAGTTTGTTAAAAGAAACTGGCATGGTGAATCCCCCTGTGCGGAGGGGCAATCAGCGAGTAGGTATATGGGATAATCGCGGATTCAGGTGCTGGTACTGAATTCACCGGGAGGCACCCGGCACCATGCAATGGCACATAGCGCCACTCTCCAGCCCCTCTCCGGAGGGGCTGTTTATATTGATTTTGTCAGATGTGAGTAAACTCCTTATGGACTTTGTTGTTTTAGCCCATAAGGACATATTTGCAGAGTGCAACGGTTATTAAAGCATTCATTCAATACGTTATCTGTATTTGTAGGGCATTCCTGGCTGTTTTTGATTAAATTCCAGAATGTTTTATTGAATGGTACTACGTTGTAAATGGTTACAGGTAGCACTTTGTTATTGAGCATGATGCCTGTGTGAGTCAGTGTAAATATACTTTCAGGAGGTAAGAAAGCATCCGATTGATACCAGATTATTAATTTTATTTTACTCCATATGACTGAAAAAGATATTCCGCATGATGGCTGGATAACTGTATCAATCACAATCCACTTCATTTAGTTTCCTTGTTTATGCCTTGCTGGTGATGTTCTGAAAAGTATAAATGATATTTTTGATTGTAAACCATAGAGCAGAATTATTTTTCTGATGTTGTTTATTGTTTATTTAAATGCAGGGTGGTTTATATCTCGTCTTGTAGTTTATCCATGCATATCTGCTTGATGATGAGGTTTTTATTTAAGGTATGGTTTTGTGTTTTTTCTGTATTACATGTCAGGTATTTTAAAGAATCATTTTTCAGATGGTGGAAAGAACCATGGCATTTAAACACTATGATGTTGTCAGGGCGGCGTCGCCGTCAGATCTTGCGGAAAAGCTGACACATAAACTGAAAGAGGGCTGGCAGCCGTTTGGTAGTCCGGTGGCCATAACCCCTTATACCCTGATGCAGGCGATTGCAGCAGAAGGTGATGTGGTGGTCAGTGGTGCAACTGAGCCGGATTGGTACTACGTCATCGTACTGGCCGGGCAGTCCAATGCCATGGCTTACGGTGAAGGGCTTCCGCTGCCGGATTCATACGATGCGCCCCATCCGCGCATTAAGCAACTGGCCCGTCGTAACACAGTGACTCCCGGTGGTGAAGTATGCGTATTTAACGACATCATTCCTGCTGACCATTGTCTGCATGATGTTCAGGATATGAGTACGATTAACCATCCCCGGGCTGACCTGAGCAAAGGGCAGTACGGCTGTGTCGGACAGGGCTTACATATTGCCAAAAAACTGCTTCCGTATATCCCTAATAACGCGGGGATCCTGCTGGTACCATGCTGTCGTGGTGGTTCGGCATTCACCCAGGGCACGGAGGGGACATTCAGCGAGTCCACGGGGGCCAGTCAGGATTCGGCTCGCTGGGGAGTGGGTAAGCCGTTATATCAGGATCTGCTTTTCCGCACGAAGGCAGCATTGCAGAAAAACCCGAAAAACGTTTTGCTGGCGATATGCTGGATGCAGGGGGAATTCGATATGACGAATGCCAGTTACGCCCAGCAGCCAGCAGCATTTCTTGCAATGGTACAGCAGTTCCGTGCTGACCTTGCCGGGCTGGCGGCGCAGTGTCACGGTGGAAGTCCGGCATCAGTCCCCTGGATTTGTGGCGACACGACATACGCGTGGAAACAAGAACACGGTACGCAATATGAAGTGGTATATGGTGCATATAAAGGTAAAGAATCCCAGCAGATTTATTTTGTTCCCTTTATGACCGATGGTAGCGGAGTTAATACACCGACAAACAACCCGTCAGAAGATCCTGATATTGCCGGGTCTGGTTATTACGGTTCGGCATCCCGAACGAACAAAAACTGGGTATCATCAAATCGCCCGACGCATTTCAGCTCATGGGCGCGTCGTGGCATTATTCCCGATCGTATGGCAACTGCTATTCTGAACGTAGCCGGTCGCACCTTAGCCTTCATTAGTGGTAAGGCACCGGAAATCAAACCCTCGCCCGGCGGCGACACTCCATCGGGGCCGTCTGATGGTGACACATCCGTTCGTACAGTCTCCCTGCTGCCGACAGCCGGAGAGGCTGCTGCGCAGGGCTGGAGCATTAAGAATGGCGGAATTCAGTTGTCAGATGGTGTATTTAAGATCACCAAGCAGAGCAATAAAGCCTGGTCCCTGACGCGCCCGGTGGATGACGCAGTCTCCCTGCTGACACGGGGTGGCAGACTGAGCTGTAAGTTTCGACTGTCAGGCGCACTGACCAACAACCAGTTCGGTCTGGGAATTTATCTGTATACCGATGTAGCGTTACCTGACGTCGTGGCGATGACCGGGACTGGTAACCCGTTCCTGATGTCGTTCTTCACCCAGACCACAGACGGCAAACTGAATCTGATGCATCACAGGAAAGCAGGAAACACAAAGTTGGGCGAGTTCGGGAATTACAGTAACGACTGGCAGACGCTGGAGCTGGTGTTCACCGCCGGCAGTGCCACGGTTACTCCGAAACTGAATGGAGTGGCTGGCCCGGCATTCCAGGTCATAAAAGACAGTCTGACACTGGGGCTGAATGCGCTGACGCTGACGGATATTACCAAAAATGCAGCGTATGGCGTTGAGATAGAAAGTCTGGTGCTGGAGATAAATGCACCAGCATCATCATAAAAAGTGAGCCAGTCAAATGGAAGGTATCGTTAAACTCACCGGTAGTGTCAGTGGGTCGTCTGAGATGCCTGCATGAGTTATCAGAGCCATCAGTACTTAACTGGTGGCTTTTTTTATTGTTGTCAGCTTCCGGATAACGGGAGACGGGGTATGTACCAGATGGAAAAAATCACAACAGGTGTGTCATACACCACGTCAGCGGTGGGAACGGGCTACTGGTTCCTGCAGTTGCTGGACAGGGTTTCCCCGTCTCAGTGGGCGGCAATAGGCGTGCTGGGGAGTCTGCTGTTTGGGCTGCTGACATATCTGACTAACCTGTATTTCAAAATCAGAGAGGACCGTCGTAAGGCTGCACGGGGAGAGTAATTCAATGACTCAAAACTATGAACTGATTGTGAAAGGGATCCGCAATTTTGAGAATAAAGTTACGGTAACTTTAGCGTTACGGGACAAAAAACGCTTTGACGGTGAAATTTTTGACCTGGACATCTCGCTGGACCGTGTTGAAGGTGCCGCGCTGGAGTTTTATGAGGCAGCAGCCAGAAGGAGCATCAGACAGGTCTTCCTGGATGTTGCTGCCGGGTTATGTGAAGGGGATGAGCAGTCGCCGGAAAAGCGCCCCGTAATTTTAGAGGCGCAGGATGTGTTGATAACCTACAGAGGAAAACTACCGGGAATAATTACGGGTTCTCTGAAGAGTCCGCCGAAATGGTAATTTTACCAGCATATTTTTCATCCAGTAATACAGCAAGCCGCCTGAAAGAGTCTTGTTGTTCCTGAGACCATTTGGGATTGCATGATTCAAACTGGATTGATGCCAGCGTTGATTGCATCTGTTCCCTTGGAATTGAGAATGCCAGATATGAGAAGGCGACGGTAAGGGTATTCACGTCTTCCCGAAGCCTGGAAATGCTGTCGAGCAACTCCTGTAGAGAAATGGTGTTATTGTCCATAAATAATCCTCATGATTGTATTGACCTGTTAGCAGCCTGAGGCAACAGGCTGGAACTGATAAACATATCCAGGGCTCAGAAACCGATAAATCCTGATAAATATCCATGAACGCAAAAATCAGATACGGCCTGTCGGCTGCCGTTCTGGCGCTGATTGCCGCTGGTGCGCCTGCGCCTGACATTCTCGACCAGTTTCTGGATGAAAAGGAAGGTAACCACACCACGGCATACCGTGATGGCGCGGGTATCTGGACCATCTGCCGCGGTGCCATCCTGGTGGATGGCAAACCTGTCGTTCCGGGCATGAAGTTGTCGAAGGAAAAATGCGACCGGGTTAACGCCATTGAGCGTGATAAGGCGCTGGCATGGGTGGAGAAAAACATCAGAGTGCCATTGAGTGAACCCCAGAAAGCGGGGATCGCGTCATTCTGTCCGTACAACATTGGCCCCGGTAAGTGTTTTCCGTCGACGTTTTATAAACGAATTAATGCAGGTGATCGCAGGGGAGCGTGTGAGGCGATTCGCTGGTGGATTAAGGACGGTGGCAGAGACTGCCGTATTCGCTCAAATAACTGTTACGGTCAGGTATCCCGTCGTGACCAGGAGAGCGCGCTGGCGTGCTGGGGAATCGACAGATAAGCAGAATATTTTGCTAATAAATGACGTTGGCCAAGGCGGACGGATAACACGAAATCCTGCGAACTGGCAAAATGTAAGTGAATAAAAGTAAAAACCCCGTTTGTTGGCAGCAAGCGGGGTTTTGTTTTTATGGCAGTAAGCTATGGGAGGCTGCCTTGATTGATTTTAGCAAACTGATTAGGGAGTTGCGACTCATGATTAGTCAATTACCAAACTGGAAATTTTTGCTGGTCTGGAGCATCCCTTTTTTATGGGTAGTATCCCAGTTAATTGTGGCAATTAAGGGGTAGCTATGTCAGACAAACTCATAACGCCGGCAAAGGTCCTGTGTGTGATTGTCGGTATTTCATTTTCACTAATGCTGGTTGCTCTTTTTCTGTCCCTCGCCTGGGTGATGTTGTCTTCGTCGGGGCTGCTGGGGTGACAGTGACTGATGACATCAGCAGAGCGCTGGCTTTTGCTATTAAGTGGGTGGCTGTTGGTATTGCTGTGTCTCCGATGCTGTATGGGCTGGCAAAACTGGTCATTGCGCTGAAATCGTGAACTTTAAAAAGATGAGTGCTGAACTTATTCGGGCAATGGCATTTGCCATTCGTATTGTGGCCATTGCTGTTCTGGTCTGGGCAATCCGTTGGTGGTGATATGAACCGTGTTCTGTGTGTGGTGATTATTGTCCTGCTGGTAGCCTGTGGTGTGCTTAGTCTGGGGCTGAATCATTACCGCGATAACGCCATCACCTACAAAGCGCAGCGCGATAAAAAAGTCAGTGAGCTGAAACTGGCGAACGCGACAATTACTGATATGCAGATACGCCAGCGTGATGTCGCTGAACTTGATGCCAGATACTCGAGGGAATTAGCCGATGCGAGAGCTGAAAATGAAACTCTGCGTGCTGATGTTGCCGCTGGTCGTAAGCGCCTGCGGATCAACGCCACCTGCTCCGGTACAGTGCGTGAAGCCACCGGCACCTCCGGCGTGGATAATGCAACCGGCCCCCGACTGGCAGACACCGCTGAACGGGATTATTTCATCCTCAGAGAACGGTTGATGACAATGCAGAAGCAGCTGGAAGGGGCACAGGACTATATCCGCACTCAGTGCCTGAACTAAGTTTTGCTGATGCGCCGTATCGTCGCTGTATTCCCTCATTAACAGAGACCGCAGCCCGACAGGGAGACTCCTCTGCGCGAGTGTGCGGGGATAATCAAAAACGATACACACCGGGGTTTACCGCGTTAACGGAGCGCGGCGTTGTCCCCTCATAGTCGCCAGTCCGGTGCGATGGTGGAAGAAACAGGACGATGTGTTACCTCGCAAGCCCTGTTATGTCATGTGTCTGATTTGTGATTTAAGTCGGATAATTGTCGTTGCCATTAAGCAGAGGATTGATGACCGACAGGGCGGCATTGTTAGAATAAGACTTATTCTTATCTGTGCGGGGAATGAAAATGAAAAGAAATCTTCCGTTAATTATTTTGTTGTCTTCTCTGGTTATGGGCTGTACGCAACATAAAATAGATATGCCCCGACAGTTGGTTAAGGCATTACCACAATATCCGGCCTATGCAGCGGCAAATTATATAAAGGGACGGGTTGATGTGAGGTTTGATATTGGTGCTGATGGTACTGTCACCCGAATTGAGTTTATTCGTTCAGAGCCGCACCATCTGTTTGATGAGCAGGTTGTAAAGGCGATGGCAAAATGGCGATTTGAGAAGGACAGGCCGTGTAAAGGCGTGAAGAAAACGTTTATCTTTAGTCCTTCTGCACCCTGATTATTTCATCAGAAATTAATTATCACTCTGTTGTTATTCTGTACATCCCGGCAGGGTAAGTCTTGTTCTGTCGGATATGAAGATGAAATATTGTTGGAGGACAGTGGGTACCTGCTCCTGTAACCGAACGTTCATTTCTCGTTATTTGTCATGCTGGCCGGGCGCAGATGCGTTGCATCTGTTGCCAGCCTTCTCCTGCAGGCTTCAATAACCCACGCTGAAAAGTTACCGGACCCTTTATGCTCAAGGGCGATGTTGATCTGTTCAATCATGTGATTGGGGAAACGGATATTGCGGGTTGTGGTTCTGCGGGTACGGTTTTTCGATGACATATTTATTTCCTTTACTGATTGTCATATGACGGGGATTTTACATGGCTGAGCTTCGTACACTCCAGAGCAGAATCAAAACACTGAATACCCGACGGGTGAATATTCTGAAGGGTGAACAGCGTCGTGTCAGTGGCAGTGCACGTGTTTCCCTCAAGCGTCATATCTGGCTCAGGGACGCCGGGCAGTGCTGTATCTGTGGTCGTGTGGTTGACCTCTGTGACAGTGAACTCGATCACCGAATTGCACTTCAGTTCGGTGGTGGTAATGAGGAGACGAATCTCTGGACGCTCTGTACCGAATGCCATCGACAAAAGTCTGCTCGTGAAGCGGCGGGTGGTATGCCGGACCCGACGCTGCCGGAGGTGTCCGGAGGTAGTGGCAGAGCGGACGACATCATCGGACTGTAACCCGACCCGGGGGGGGGATCATCCGGCGTAAAAAACGATCGCTTTGGACACCGCGCCCCCTCTCACGCAGAGAAAAAATTCCCGTTTCAGGCCAGTTAACATGTTAACTGGCTGCCCAGGCATTTTTGCGGTTTTTATCTTTATTATTCAGTTTGTTGTGCGGAAAAAATGTTAACAGGCTTTTTCAGCAAATGTTAACCAGGCAGCAGTTAACATTTGCGGCATGAGACGCCGGGAAAAATGGGCTGAACCATACCCGGCTGAGTGCGTTCTGGACCCGGGAGGAGGCTGTGCTGACAACGCAAAAACGAAAATTTGCGCTGGCGCTCATGTCCGGGAAAAACAAAACAGCGTCAGCCATTGCCGCCGGTTATTCGGCGAAGACCGCCAGGGTTAAAGGCTCGCAGCTGGCAAAAGATCCGGAGGTGCTTGCGTTTATAGCCCGTAAACAATGCGAGACGGTGGAGGTGGATGAGGTTCCTGTTTACCGGCAGAAAAAATCAGAGCAGGAGGATAAACCCCGTCGCCGTGAGGCGGCTGCAATACCACAGCCGGACGAAAACAATCCGGAGATGCCACCGCCTGCGGTGATGTCTCATGGTATTGAATATATGGAGGATGGTCTTCCCGATCCGGTGAAAGCCATGGGGCGGATCCTGGTGGAAAACCTCTGCATTGATCCGAAACTGGCACTGGATGCGGCCTGGCGACTGGCGCAGTTCACACACCATAAAAAAGGCGATGCCGGTAAAAAATCGGCAAAAGGTGATGCCGCGAAAAAAGCGGCTAACCGTTTTGCGGTACCACCACCACCACGACTGGTGGTGAATAACGATAATGAGGGCAACGGATGATACCTGTATGGAGCACGGCCTGCCCGGACTGGGCAGAGCGCCTGAAAAAGGGGCTGTCGATTATTCCGGCTCCGATTTATCCGGACCAGGCCGCACATGCCCTGGCGATTTTTAAACAACTGCGGATTGTGGATGCACCGGG